CGATGCGCCCCTGTGAGCGGGGATCGGCTCACCACGCCTGTTCGCAGCGACATGCGAGCCACGTTGCCGGATCACGACAATTCCGGGGAGACTATGAGTGAGTGATACAACGCAAGGCCAGGACGCCGCTCTATTCGAGCAAGCAACGACTGATCTCGAAGCTTTCGAAAATCCGCAGTTGCCAGAGCCGAAACCGGAGCCGCCCAAGCCAGAACCACCGCAACCCGGCAGCGATAACCTTCCGCCTGACGCCGCAGTGCCCTCGGGGCGCTTCCGCGAAGAAAGCGAGGCACGTCGCCGGGCCGAACGCGAAGCACAGGACTTGAGGGCGCGGCTTGCCGCGTATGAAGTCCAGCCGCGTTCACAGCCGCAGCCTGAGAAGAAGCTCGACGTGTTCGACAACCCGCAAGGGTTTGTCGCGCAGGAAGTCAAGCCGTTCTTCGAACAGATGCGGCAAGAGATGCAGATGACGCGCGAAGCGATGTCTGCGGACAATGCGGTCAGGGTCTATGGCGAACCAAACGTGTCGGCGGCGCGGGCCGCTCTTGAACAGGGCATGGCCCGGCACGATCCGCATGCGTGGGCGACTTACAATCGCGCGATGGCATCGCACGATCCCTATGGCGTGATTACCCGCGCGCACATGGATCGCGAAACGCTGCAACAGATCGGCGGCGACCTTGCGACCTACAAGTCCAAAATCTTGGACGAGGCGATGAAGGACCCGGAGTTTCAGCGCAAGGTCATTGAGGCCGCGCGCACAGGCGCACCGATGGTTAATCGCCCGATCACTCAGCCAGCAGTCCCCAATCTGCCATCGCTGTCGGACATCGGCACAGCGGGCGGGGACGAACAGTTGCAAGACAACGCCTCCGACGAAGCCCTTTTCCGACAAGCCGTCTCAGCCAAGCGGCGCAGGAACTAGCGCCGCTAACCCCAAGGGGTTGCGGCTATGCTTACGTCAAATCATGTCAATAACGAACTGATCAAATTCCGCCGACAGGTCATTACTGACTTTCTGCGGCGCTCTCGGTTCGATCCCTTCATGGGAGATACTTCGACCGCCGTCATCGTTCGCATGATGGACCTTGAGGCCAACGGCAAGGAAATCAACGTTCCTCTCGTCAACCAGATGACCGGCCCCGGTGTGGGCGTCGGTACGCTGCGCGGCAATGAAGAACAGATGGATAGCTATGGCATGCCGTTGTGGGCCGATTGGGCACGCAACGCGATTGCCAACAACCGCGCCGTCAACAAGGAAAGCTCGTTCGACGTTCGCTCGACCGCGCGCTCCCTGTTGCGCGGCTGGTCGCGTCGCATCGTGCGTGACGATCTGACTGACACGCTGTTGTCGATCCCGACCGCAGCCATTCAGTCGGGCCGCTTTCAGGCACCGGGCAACCGTGTCAACGGCGTCAAGTGGAGCGCAGCCACCACGGCTCAGAAAAATTCGTGGACCACTGCGAACTACGACCGCTTGCTGTTCGGCAAGGACTTGGCGAACTACTCGTCAGTCTTTAGCACGGCGATCCTCAACGTGGATGCCACCAACGATCTGTTCACCGCTGCCAACGGATCGCTGATGAAAATCCTCGCCAAACAGTCGGGCGTCGATCCCTCCAATCCTGGCATCTACAACGGGCGTCCGAAGATCACGCCTTACGAGATCGAGGAACTGGACGAGGAAATGTATGTCTGTTTCCTCGGGGATCGTTGCTTTGCGCAGTTGCAGGGCGACCCGGCGATGTATCAGGCCAACCGCGATGCGCGCGCCCGTGAGGGCGATCCGACCAAGAGCAACCCGATCTTTACGGGTGGCGCACTGCTCTATGACGGCGTCCTCTACAAGAACATCCCTGAGATCACCTCACGGCTGTTGTTGAAGGGCGCTGGCGCGGCGGGCGTCGATGTCGAGCCTGTGTTCATGTGCGGTCAGGCGGCCATGGCCTATGCAATGGGCCAGATGCCGCGCCCGACTTCGCTTGAAGATCAGGACTATGACTTTGTGACCGGCATCGGCATCGAAGCACAGTACGGTGTCGGCAAGGTCGCCAAGGCACCTCTGACGACGCAAGGCGCGACCGTGGGTGATCTTGTCGATTGGGGCATGGTCACTGCTTTCATGGCGGCACCCGCCCACACCTAAGACAACCGGCCCGGCAGCGATGCCGGGCCTTTTTCTATTTCTCAAAGGGAGACCATGATCATGGCACCTCGGAAAGGTTATGCGCAGCCGCAGGCTGGCTCACAGGGCTTTGCCCGCACCAAGAAAGTGTTTGGCGGCCCCACTATCACCCTCGTCGCCGCCGACGTGGCGCTCAACGGTCAAGTCGCGGTTGCCCGCGTGCCGAAGGATTTCATCATTCAGAGCATGAATGCGGTGTTCGGGGCCTGCGACAGCGGCGCGACGCTTTCGATGTCGATTGGCACGCTCGCCAACAACGCGCTCTTGGCGGCGACCTCGACCACGCCTCGGGCTGGCGGAACCGTCACCCTTGTCGGTACCGCTGTGAACAATCAGTTCACCGACGATACCGACATCATCCTGACCACGACCGCAGGGGCGGCCGGTCTCGGCGCAACCCCCACCGTCAACCTGACGATGGAGGGCTATATCGGCCCGTAAAAAACGGGAACCGTTTCACATGAAACCACGTTTTTTACGAATGGAGGAACCCATGACTAAAAAGGTCAGCGTGACTTACCATGCCCCGAAGGGCGACAGCAAAGTGGTCGAAGCCTTCGGCCACACCTTCTTTGACGGCAAGGCCGAAGAGATCGAGATCGAGGATTATGCGTTCGGCAAGCTCAAAAACAACGCAAATTTCACTTGCGGGAAAGAGAGCGATGTCGATCCGAACAAGCGCGATGCCGCCAAGGACAAGGCCGCAGACGAGGCGGCCAAGCGAGAGGACGACGCCAAGCGACAGGCGCAGGAAGGAAGCCGCCCGCTCCGTGGGGCGGTCAATCCCAACCTGCCAGCGGAGGGCGACGACAAAGAGGGCGACAAAAGTAAAACCCACACCGCGCAAGCGGGCCGCGATCACTAAGCGAAAACCCGCGAAAATCAAAGCGAAAACCAAAAAGAAGGGCCGCCGCTAGGCGGCCTTTCCTTTGGAGGTGGCATGGCGCTTACGATTCTCACCGCGACCATTAGCAAGGGCACGGCGCTGTCCAACGCGATCCAGATTACCGGCGCTCCGGTGGTGCGCCTGATCATGCCGACGCCTTGGGACTACGCCGGGGGCGTCAGTTTCCAGTGCTCGCCTGACGGCGTGACCTTTCGCGATCTGTTCGACACTGCGGCGGGTGAACTGGTGATGAAAGTCGAGCCGGGCGTTGAGGTGTGGATTGGCACGCCGCGCTTTGCCATCACCAACACCTACCTCAAAATTCGCTCGGGCACGCGCGCCAAGCCGGTCAATCAGTCGGCGGATCGCGTGTTTCAGATCATTCTTGACCCCAACGCGATGAAGTAACATGACCACCTTCACCTCCGATCAGATCATCAACGGCGCAGCGGCGGCGCTCGGCAAGTGGGTTCCTGGCGAGGCCTTGGGATCAGCGGAGCATGACACGATCTCGGCGGCGCTGGACGCGGTGCTCGCGGAAGAAAGCAAGATCATCGCGATCTCCGACCGCGATGAAATCCCGGCCTTTGTCGCCGAAGTCATCATCACCATGACGGCAGCGTTCGCGTCGGCGTCGTTTTCGAACGTCCCGCTCGACTACTCCGTCACCATGGAACCGCTGGAACGGCGCTTGCGCTATCTGGTCGCGCAGTCGCCGACCTATGAGCCCTTGCAGGCGAACTATTTCTAGATGACCGACGTTCCGTTTCCGCTGCTCTCGACACCCGGCCAGCATCCGCAAGTCAGTGGAGGGCGGCTGATCAATTGCTATCCAGAACCGCTGGCCGCGACCGCTGGCAAGCCGAACGCCTACTGGCGTGTTGCTGGTCTCTCTCAGTTCGGAACGGCCCCTAGCGGCGTCTACAGGGGCGGCGTCGTGGTCGCAGGCACGTTCTATGGTCTCTTTGGCACCACGGTCTACAAATTCAATTCGCTCGGGGGCGCGGGTGTCTCACTCCCCGGTTCGATCCCCGGCACGCAGTTTTGCTGGTTTGCCGCCAATCAGAACAGCCCACCCGACATCGCGGTGGTCTCACCCGGCCTCGGTGCGTTCATCGTGGTCGATCCGACCGGGGTGGCGAACTACCCCGGTGGAACTGTCGGCTCGCCGAACTGCGTCACCTTCATGAGCGGCATGTTCGTGTTCACCTATGGCAACGGGTTGACACAGACCTCTGATGTCAACTCGACCAACATCGGCTCACTCAGCCACGCCGCTGCGCAGTCGAAGCCGGATGTGCTCTACCGGCCGATCCCGCTCACCAACGGGCAATTGTTGCTGGCTGGCGGGAACACCATCGAAGTGTGGGGCGCACCGATCAATTCGCAGGGCTACCCGTTTTCCTACGTCTCCACGATCTACAGAGGGATCGCCGGGCCTTCGGCCATCGCAGGCGCGGAGGATGGATGGGGCAAAGGCATATTTCTGGTGGGTGACGACAACAAGGTCTCGACACTCACAACCTATACCCCGACGCCGATCTCGGTACCCGACATCGATCAGTTGATTGAGGCCGAACCCGACAAGACCAAGATCAGCGTTGGCGTCTATGTGTCGCGCGGTCACGGCATGGTGGTGGTGCAGGGTCCGAACTGGTGTTGGGAGTACGACACCACGTTGCAGTCCTGGCATGAGCGGCAATCCTATTTGCAGAGATTCTGGCGCGCCTATCAGCCGATCAACGTGTTCGGCAACTGGCTGTCGGGTGACAGTCTTGCGTCAAACCTTCTCAAGATCGACGGCACCGTTCGGAAGGAATTGACCGATCCCTTGAAGATGCGCGTCGAGACCGGCCCGATGGGCGCATTTCCGCGCATGATGAGGGTGAATGCTATCGAACTGTATCTGACCAAGGGTTCATCGATTGCGACCGGTCACGATCCTGATGAGACCAATGCGGCGGTGGATATTTCGATGTCGCGCGACGCTGGACTGTCATGGGGCACGCCGCGATCCGTTGCGATTGGACGGCAACAGACCTCGCTTCGCGCGCGCGCCTCGATTTGGGGACAGGCCGATCTTCAAGGTGTCAGGTGGCGCTTTGAAGAAAGCGCCGGTCTCAACTTCGCGTTCATGGGCGCGGACATGGCCGTGGATGCCTTGCGATGAAGATCGCGCTGCCTGCGCAAAACATCTCGATCCAGCACCCGACAGGTGAAATCGATCCGATCTGGTACGAGAAGCTTGCCAGCATTGCGAACGCAATCAACAACGGCACGCTTGGACAGCCCGGCCCGCTCCCCAACACCGGCACAACGGGTTTTGGTTTTATCCCGACAGTCGCAGGCGCACCGACCGGTGTCCCGACCGCGCAACCCGGTTATGTCGCGGCGGTCTACGACACCACCAATCACAAGATTTGGTTTTACGACACCACCACGTCAACGTGGCGCGGTGTCGTGGTCACATGAGGTGACATATGGCGGACTTTCTTTCGACGTTGTTCGGCGGTGGGGCCGAAGCGGAAGCCGCCGCCAAGGACCGCGCGGCACTGGCGACATATCAGGGACAGGCAGGCGACGTTCTCGGCTCGACGTACAACCAGGGCCGCACCGATCTGACATCGGGCATCAATGCCTACGCGCCGCTCGCGCAACTCGGTCAGACCTATTCGGCGGCGGCCCCGACCTACATGGCCGCGCTCGGCACCGGTACGCCAGAACAACAGGCGGCGGCGCTCGCATCCTTCAAGAGTGCGCCCGGCTATCAGGCGATGCTCGACGCCAATTCGCAGGCGGTGGCACGGCAGCGCGCTGTCGGCGGCATGGGCGCGAGTGGAAACGCCGACATCGACGCGATGATGGGGGCGGCGGGGATCACCAGCCAGCAATACCAGAACTGGCTGCAAAATCTCCAAGGTGCCGGGCAGATGGGGATCAATGCGACCGGCACGGCGGCGGCGGGACAGGCGGGTGGTTACGGATCGCTCGCCCAACTCGGTCAGCAGTACGGTCAGAACATGAGCGGCGTCTATAGCAACGTCGCGACCGGCGACATCGGCGCGAATAATTTGCAGGCCGCAGGCGAAGCCGCTGGCGCGAAGAACCTCTTGGGGGCCGGTCTTTCAATTGCCTCGCTGGCAATGGGCGGCGGTGGTCTCGGCGGTCTTGGCAGTATGCTGAGTGGCGGTGGTACGCCAAGCACGGGGATGACATTCGGCGGCTACGGCGGCGGCACGCCCGGATCAGGAATGATGGGCGGCATTCGTTACCCGGCGTTGTAAACATGGCAGTCGCTCCGCTCTTATTCCCACAGCAACAGGCCTATAGCGACGCTACCGGCTTGTTCAAATCGCTTGGCTCGCTCGGCAACGTGATGTCGCCGCAGTCAAGCCTTGGCGATCTCGGGACGCTGTACGGGACACCACCAACCGCCTCACCAACCGCCGCACCGTCCTCGGGCTCGAATTATTCGAAGGCGATCTCGGGGATCGAGAGCGGCGGTCGGTACGACGCGCTTGGGCCTTCCACCAAGAGCGGTGATCGCGCCTATGGCAAGTATCAGGTGATGGGCGCGAACATTCCCGAATGGTCGAAAGCCGCGCTCGGCTATTCGATGACGCCGGAACAATTCCTCAATGATCCCAATGCACAGGAAAAAGTCTTTAGCCACCGGTTTGGTCAGTACGTCGATAAGTATGGCCCGACCGGCGCGGCCAAGGCGTGGTTCGCGGGCGAAGGCGGAATGACGAACCCGAATGCGTCCGACGTGTACGGGACCACGGTGCAGAGTTACGCCGACAAATTCAATCGCGCCCTGGATCAATAGATGGCCATCAACTCGATCAGTTTCCCGACGCCACAGGCCTATAGCGGTGGAGTTGATTTCTCGTCGCTGGCCAATCTCGGCAACGTCTATCGTCAGGGACAGGAAGATGCAGCCAAGCGATTGGCGCTGTCGAAATTGGGCGACGATCCCACTGCGAACGCCAGCATCCTGACCAGTTCGGGTGTGCCGTCACTGGCGCAACTCGGCATTAACATGCAGCAACATCAAGGGACCGAAGCCGAACGGGTCCGTGAATGGGAAGCCGCGAACAGTCGCGCCGAAGCCATCGCAAGACGCGCAGAGGAAGATTATAAGAAAAAGGGCGAGGACGAGGAAGCCGCGCGTGCCTCCGTTGCGGCCCTTTGGGGCAATCGCGGAGCACCGCCGCCGTCTCCCGATGTGTTCACCAGGGGCGCACCGCCTGTCCCGTTCCAACCGCCCGCACCGCAGGCCGCGCCACTGCCCGCGCCTCAACCGATGCCGCCCGTGCAGGGCATGGGCGAAAACAACGAAGGCCTTGCGGTCCCGCTTGCGCCGGGACAGATGCCACCGAACGCGCCGGGCACGCCCGCTGTGCCGCTGCCCGCACAGGCTGCACCGCCCGCACCAGCACCGCCGCCAGAAATCCCGCCATCCCCGATTGCGCCATCTTCCTTGCAGGCGACCGGCGCATTGACAGCGGCACCTCCCGCGCAACGTGTCGCGAGCACTCTTGCCATGGGTGGCAATCCCGCGTCCGCTGGCATCTCGCGCGAACAGATCGGCGAAATGTATCGCAATCCTGAGACGCGCGATCTCGCGAAGGTGTTTCTGCAAAACGCGATGAACCCCGGAACGTGGAAAATCGAAAAAACGGAGGATGGCAGGCTTGTTGCCGTCAACGACAAGACCCTTGAGAGCAAGGATGTCACGCCACCGACACCGGGTGGCGGGCCTCCGGGGTCCAAGGAAGAACGCGAGACGGAAGGCTTTTATCGGGCTGGCATCAAACTCGGTATGAGCGATGCGCAGGCGAGGGCTTTTGCAGGCAACAAGGGCAAGATGCCGGGGTTGTCTTCAAAGGCACAGACGACGTTGCTCGCGAACGAGGCCGCCATTCCGCAGGCACAGGACGTTATCGACAATATAGATGCTCTGTCGAAACTGTCGCCGGACGCCACATCGGGCACTTTTGGCCAACTCGAAAATAAGTATTTGGGCGGGCTCGGCTCTTGGACGCCGGACGCGGTGAAGAAGTCGCAACAAATGAGCCAACTCGCGACGATGAACGTGCTGCAACAGGTGCGGACACTGTTCCCCGGACGTGTGCTTGCGGCGGAATTTAAGACGCTGCAAACGCTTGAACATCCGGAGCAATATTCGGATGAAGTCCGGCAGCAAAGCTACGCGACGTTGAAGAAACTGGCGCAGGACCGTCTTTCCGAAATGAAGCGGGAGAATGAGGGCATTCGCAGCGGCGCGATTTTTGAGCCGGGTTTCAATCAGTCCAAGCCAACGCCAGCACCAACGCCCGCACCAACCGGCGCAAAGCCGACCCTCGGGGAATTTATGACCAAGGCGCGGGACGCTAATCCGGGCACTTCCGACAGTGAACTCGCGCGCTACTGGAAGGATCACTACGGCAGTTAGATGATGGCAATCGTTGATCCCTTCGCCACGCCAGCAACAAGCTCGGGGATTGTCGATCCCTTCGCCACGCCGAAGTCAGAAAGAGAGCCGACGCCCGCATGGGCCGATGTCCCGGCAGAGGCAGTGAAGCACTTCCTGCCGAATGTCGGTGAGGTGGCCAAGGGCATCGGCGGTGTCGCGCTCAAAAATATCGAGACGTATGCGCCTTATGGCCCCAATGCCCCGGCCAAGGCGATGATCGACATCGGGCGATCTCTCTACAACGACCCGACCAAATATCCACGCGCGATGTTGAGTGATCTCGCCGAAAAATATGGTGGTGAGGAAAATCTCCGTCGCTCGCTTGCGTTCCGTCCTGCCGAAGTCGCGCTTGACGCCCTCTCGATGGCTGCACCGATTGAGGGCGCGGTGGGCAAGATCGGTGAGATCGGCCGCGCCGCCGATGTGTCGAAACCGTTCTATGAGGGTTTGCCGCGCGAACCGCCGCCAGCCACACCGCCGCCCGTGCCGCGCGGGCCTTCCGATCAGGCCATGCAAGAGCTTGAGGCCGCAGGGCGTGGGATCGATATTCCGCGCGCGCTCACCTATCAGGATCGCGCCCGTCAAGCCGGAAGTGTCGCGCTGTCAAAACTGCCGTGGGTTGGCGCGCCGTTGGATGAAGCGGTGCGCGGCGTGCCCAAGCAGATCGGCGCGCAAGTCGAAAATATCGCGGGCGAGTTTAGCCCGGCGCTTCCCGAAAACATCATCGGTGGTGGCATCGAACAGCGGTTGACCGGTGCAGCCGAACGGGAAGCCGCCGCAGAGCAGGCCAAGGTCGAAGCCGCGAACCAAGCCGCGCAACAGAAATTCGAGAGCGAGCAGGGCGCGCGCAGGCAGGCCATCGAGGATCGTCAGACACAGGTCAACGATGTCGCACAGCGCGCGTTTGGTGATGTCGCGCCGATGGAGATGGCGCAGGACACCATCAACGACGTGCAGAGCGCGCACCGTCAGGCGCGAGACCGAAAGGACCGGCTCTACGAGGACGTAAACAACGTTGACGCAAGGGTTCAAACGTCCGCGTTTTCAGATTTGCGCGGGCGTGCGGAAAGGGCGCTCTCGGATGCCGGTGTGGCGATTGACGATCCTGGCTCAAACGCCGCGAAGATGCTTACCGAACTGGATCGTCTCTCTGGCAAGCCAGGAGAACTGCCAGCCAACGTTCCGCCTCGATTGATGCAGGCGTTGCAGCGCGAATATGGCGAGCACGTTCCGGCAAGTGTTCTTGAGCAAGCCGGTTTCCCCGGTGGCACCGATGCCGTCCCGCCTGACTTTCGTTTGAGCGGCGCGCATGCCCCGCCTCCCGGTGCCGACGCGATTTCGGTGCAGGGCTTGGAGCAGTTGAGCAAACGCATCGGGCGCATGGGGATGGATGCCGCGACGCCTTCGGATCGGATGGCGTCAGCCATCGTCAAGCGGGCTTTTGACGATTGGCGCAATGATGCTCTCGGCAGTCATCTGACGGCCGACAGCGCGCCGAATGCGCGCGGGGTGATCGATACAGCGCGCGCGGCGCATCGCGATCTGATGGAGCGATTTGGTTACAACTATAGCAGGCTCCCCGAAGGCGAACCGCGCCGGGCGGCAAAACTTCTCAATCAGATCGTCACCGAAGGCACCGGGCCGGAAGCGTTGCGGGACAATCTGATCGGCGCGAAGCCCGGCAACCGTCCGGTGTCCGCACCGCTCTATGAAGCGATCTCGAATGCAGTCCCGAATGCGGCAGCGTTCCGTAACAGACTGCGTGGTGCCTACTGGAATAGCGTCAACGGTGGTGCGCCAAGTGCGATTGCGCGCAAGGTCGAAGGCCTGACGCCGACGCGCATGGGATCTCATCTGTTCGAACCTCATGAGCACGATCTGATGCGTGGCGTTGCCGACATCGCGCAACGCACACCGGAAGAAATCACGGCGCTCGGCAAGGAAAAGCCGCCAAAGCCGGTCAAGGCCGAACCGGGCCGGGCCGAACAACTGGCAACCCGCGTGCTCGGGCGCAATCGTGGCGAGGAACAGGTTCTTGGCGTATTCGACAGCGCCATTCGTCAGGGCGGCAAGATCAAGGAAGCCGCGCGGATTTGGGGAAAACTCTCCACGACCGAACGCAATGAAGTGCGCGGCAACTGGCTGCGCAATCTTGGTGGGGGCGGTGAGGATTTCAGCGTCGCCAAGTTCGTAACAAACTGGAACGACTATTCCGATCAAGCCAAGAGCTTCATGCTTGATCGCGAGCATCGGCGCAACTTGGACAACTTCCATACCGTTGCGAAGAACTATCAGGACACGCTCGCCCGATACGGCAATCCGTCGCAGACCGCGCAGATGACGGCTTGGCACAAGCTTATCGCTGGCGGGCTCAAAGCCGGTGTTGGTGTCGCGACCGGCACAACCGCCTTCTTTCACCCCATCGGGATGGCGATTGCGGGGCTCGGCTTGCGCAAGCTTTCAAGAATACTCGCCACACCGGAAGGCGCGCGCGACATCTCGCGATGGTCGCGCGTCGCGCAGTCCTACAAAGACGCACCAAGCGCGAGCAAAGCCGCTGCATTGACCAATCTTACGCGCTCTTTGAACGGGTTCTGACATGGCAGGAACCATCAATCTCGCTTTGACGCAACAACTGGACGAGTACGGCCAACCGCTATCGGGCGGCCTATTGTATTTCATTCAGGCCGGGACCGTCTCGACGCCGCAAAACGCCTTTCAGGATACGGCGCTGACGAACCCGTGGCCCAACCCGATCACGCTCGACGCCGCAGGCCGCATTCCGCAATTCTTCCTGGCGGACGGTCAGATCAAGGTGCGGTTGCAGGATAAATTCGGCGTCGTTAAATTTGTTGCCGACAATCTGTTGGTGATCGGTCCATCGGCGGGCGGCGGCGGTGGTGGTGGTTCGGTCGATCCGACGACGGTCATGCAGACCGGCGACATGAAAATCCGGTACGACACCGCGATCATTTCCGGGTTTGTGCGCCTCAACGGTAATACCATCGGCAACGCTTTATCCGGTGCGAGCGAACTCGCCGACGCATCGGCGCAGGCCTTGTTCAACCATCTGTGGCAGAAAGACGGATCACTTGTGGTGACGCCGGGCGGGCGCGGTGCGAGTTCGGCGGCCGATTGGGCGGCGAACAAGCAAATCGCGCTGCCTGATGGACGCTCGCGCCTTCTCGGCATGCTCGGCGACATGGGCGGCGTTGATGCCGGTTTCTGGACCGGAGTGACGTTCACCAAGGGCAACTCGACAACGCTCGGCGCGCTCGGCGGTCGTGCCAGTACACCGAACTGTAATGTCACGCTCGGCGTCCCCAATCTGCCGCCCCTGACACCCTCGGGCACAATCGCAAATGGTGCGATTACCGTCAGCGGCGGCCCTTGGGCTGCGGGCGGCGGCCTTAGCAACAATAACGGCGGTGGCGGCGGTGCATTCGGAGCTTTCACAATTTTTACAGGAATATCCAGCGTAACGCAGGGACCATCGATCTTCACGGGCTCGCCGATGGGAGGCAGCAACACACCGTTCAATGCCTGTCCGCCGATCATGCTGATCACTGTTTATATGAAGCTCTAGCCATGTATTACGGGCACGTCTCCACCGCATCCAACAGGGCCGATTGGCAAGAGGCTGTGGTGTTGACCGATGAGGACACAGGCGAACTGATCGACATTTCGCTATGCCGGATCACGCTCTCAGTCGTCAAGATGGCGCGCAGCCGCCCCGACGATTATGGCGGTCAGAACGGTTACAACAACGCTGTGTCTCTGACGGGTTCGACCGATACCGGGGAAATTACACTGCCCGACGTTGGGACGTTCCAGTGGATATTCGTCGCCGATCAAATGGCAGGCCTTCCGCCCGGCGAGTATCAGATCGGCGTTCGCATCACGCAGGATACACGTACCGTGCAATTGATCATCGGCACGGTCAACATCCTCGAAGGGATCGATCAACAATGAGCGGATTAAAGCTCAAGGTCACGCGCAAGCTTCCCGGTCAGGTGACAGGCGGCGCGGGGATCGATGCCGAGAAACACAATGGCAACTGGACTGTTACGCTTGATTACGCCGAGTTCGGCCTAGTGTCGCCTTACACTCCGAAGGCCAATGATCACGTCTTGGTCTATGACGGCAGTGGGTATTTTTTGGTGCGTTCGGCGTCCCTGTTCTCATGACCACCAACATCAAGCTCAAGGTCACCCCGCTTTTTCCATCGCGGGTGATCGAAGGCACGGGCATTGACATCGAAAAATCTGGAACGGAGTGGACGATCTCGCTCGACTACAGCCAATTCGAAATCCGCGATCCCTATGTGCCGGACAGCACGCACCACATCGCGGTGTGGGATGGCAGTCAGTTTTTTCTTATTCCGGCGTCGGGTCTCGCGGCACACATCGTTACATCTCCGTCCTCGCTCACGATTTTCGATGATGCGACTGTCGGCACCGTCGTCGGTACGCTTTCGGTCACGGGTGGAACAGGGAGTTACACCTTTAGCCTGACCAGCAATCCGGGCGGAAAATATTCGATCACCGGCAACCAACTCAAGGTCGCGGCTGCGCTCACGGCTGGCACCGACACCATCACCATTCATGCTGACAACGGCGCTGGCGGCACGGTGGACTTGACCACCACCGTCACCGTTCTCCATCGCTCCGCGTACAGTCCAACCTTCTATGTCTATGGGTTCTGACCATGGCTGATCCTGTCGTTCACATCACTGGCGGTATTCCCGATAGCGGCACCGGCAACATCACCACGCTTGGGCAAACGTTGCTTGATGGTGCCAACATCACCTATGGCGCGACGACCGATGCCGCAGTCGCGGCAGGCGCGGCCGGATCGGTCTCGGCAAAACTGCGAAGCATGTCGCGTGACATCGTTGGCGGCATTGTCCTGCAAGCCGGTGCCAACATCATCGGCGCGGTGACGCAGAGCGGCGCATGGAATGTCACCAACATCACGGGCACGATTTCATTGCCGACAGGTGCAGCGACATCTGCCAAGCAACCGGCACTCGGCACGGCCGGAACACCCGCCAGCGATGTGATTACGGTGCAGGGCGCGGCGTCGATGACGCCGCTGCTGTCCCGCATTTCGGATGGCGTGAATGCTGCCGCGATCAAGGCGGCCTCGACCGCGCCAGCGGCGACCGATCCCGCAATTGTCGTATCGCTCTCGCCCAATTCCGTTGCGCTCGGCGCTGGTGCCGCCAATTCCACCACGCAGCGTGTGACCATAGACAACACCCAACTCGCCGCGCTTGCAACCACACCGCAAGCAAGGTCGGCTGGTTTCCAATTGGTCGATCTTCCGACCGAACGCCAGGGATCGGCGGGCGGCCTAAAGATTGATGACATCTTCTCGCAATACGAAACTGTTGCCGCCAGTCAGACTGACCAAGCCATGGGGGCGACCGGTGCAACGGGGGACTACCTTGCTGGTGTGCTGGTCATCCCCGGAACGTCTGCGGCTGGCGTTGTCCAGATCAAGGATGGCTCTGGATCGGCCATCACGATCTTTGCAGGGGGAGGCACGACTGCGCTTGCCGATCTGAAACCCTTCATGGTTCCACTTGGGCTCTACTCCACCAGTGGCGCGTGGAAAGTCACAACCAACACCAATGTCACCGCGATTGGCATCGGGAAGTTCACCTAATGCTGTTGCGAGGTAAGGGCGGAAAGAAGCTTTGGACGCCTAGCCTGATCGTGCCGGGGAAGGCCGCTGCGGGTGGGTTTACTCCCACCAGCACAGAAAGCGCCAATTTCCTTGCGCGAACGTCCGGAATGGATGTTACCCATAAGACCGCCGTGGATGCGTTTATCACCGGCTTGGTGACTGACGGGCTTTTCAGTCTTTGCGACGCGCAATATTTGTTGTGCCAGGACACGGCGGGCAATGCCGCGCTCAACTTGCAATCCAGTAGCTTTACGCTGACCGTTAATGGATCGCCCACATTCACCGCAAATAGCGGGTATGTTGGCGGGTCAACGTCCAATCTCGATACTGGATACAATGCGAGCACCGCTGGCGGAAATCTGACGCAGAACAGCGCAAGCGTGTTTGCTTGGACGCTCGCCAATTTTGTCGGCGGGACCGATTATGGATGTATGCTCGGGCAAAATCTCGCGTCGCCAACGATTGATATGTATCCGCATTATACTGACAACACGTTTTATAGTCAGATCACATCAACGAACGGATCGACACCTCAAACGGCAACCGGGCATTTTTACGGAGTAAGCCGAACCAGTTCAAGCGTTGTTGCGACCTATGTTGATACCACTTCCAATACTTCAAGCCCGGTATCGACCGCACTGTCAAACACCAACATCCTTTTGCTGAATGATGGTGCAGGCAGTGGCAGCAACTCGCGCCCCTTCACAGCAAATCTCGCCTATGCGTGGATTGGCGCTGGCTTAAATTCAACGCAGCAAGGCAACCTTTACACTCGCGTCCACACCTATATGCACACGATTGGCGGGGCACCGTGAGCAGCGTTGTGCCTTTGCGAATGAGGTTGGCCGCTCAGTCCGTGTTTGCCCCCGCCCCTGCGGCGGCTTGGGGTTACAATACGCGCAATTTCGTTGATGACTTCACCAGCATCAGCACGATTGATCAGAACGATACTGCCGGGGCCGGGTTTCTCTGGTGGCCGCACAACGCTTGGCCGAATGCGGTCGATGATACCGACAACGGCAACATTTGGCGTACGGCCAGTCCAACGCCATCAAGTGCGATAAGCATTTCCGGCTCGGTGCTCACGCTCTCGACTGACGCGAGCACATTCAGCGAAGGTCTGAATACAGCGGTCACGAACGGTGCGGATTATCGAGGGCGCACGTTCGCAAATGGGTTCTATTTTGAAGTGATTGCTGCGTTCGATCCCGCAGCGCAGGCAGGTGGAAGCAGTTGGCCAGCGTGGTGGACGAGTGCCATCGAGTTTATGCTCGGCACAAATTCCACCTTTGGCGAACTGGATGTATTTGAAGCCATTCCCCAAGGTGGTTCCGCGATCAACACCGTCCAAACTGATCATTTGTGGAGCATCAGTGGGGGGCACCAAACGGATACGATTGTAAATTCTCCCTCGCTGTCTTTGGGAGCGGTGGATTACACGCAATTTCATACTTACGGTTTGTTGTGGGTGCCCGCGAGCAAGAACGCGGGAACGGGGCTCGTCCAATTTTATTTCGACGGCACCCACATCGCGTCTACCGATTTTTCATATACCTCCGGGGGCGCGTTCTCCAACGCGGTCGATAGTCAGCATTTCCCGGCCATCATAGGGACAGGGGTAAACTGGCCCACTCGGTTTGATAAAGTTTCAGTTTGGCAACAATCATCAGCAGACATGACTGTAAAATGAAGTGGTTTGCTGCCATCCCTTGAGTTTGACATTTTCCTCGGTGTAGGCGCACCGCCGACATCCCCGAATTTGATAGGCGTCGTTACCGACAGGGTTCTGCCAAGCGTGGCCGCGTAGAGAACATTTTAATCGTTCCTTGGCCTCGTCAATCGCGATCCAAAAAAGCAGCAGTCTGATCATCGCTGTCCTTTCGTTCGGTCATCAAGAGAATGCCCCCGTCAGGTTCGACCGTGTAACCCAAAATCGGGGTCTCCTGACCATTGAAGCTCACCCGCACCAGAGCGGTGGGATCGTTCTTGGCCAGTCTGTTGAGGATTTCCAGCAAGCGGATAATTGTCATGAGGCTCTGAGATAGAAGTGACCGTCCCGTTCCTACAGGTCAAACCAAAGGCGATCAAGCTCAAAGTCTCACCGCGATTTCCTGCACAACTTCTCTCCGGTATCGGCACCTCGGTTCGGAAAGCTAGTGGCAACTACACGGTTGATCTGAATTATAACGACTTCGCGCAGGCAGTGGCGCTGCCGCCCGGCACGCTCTTTACGTTGATTTGGGAGCCCACCAGCCAGCAATATATCTTGGTGCCGTTGTCTTTGGTGGTGGGTGTCAACGAAGCGCCCGCTGATGGTTCGACCTACGGACGCAATAATCTGACATGGGTGAAGGCACTCCCGTTGTCAGGCGGGACGTTGACCGGTGCGTTGATCCTTGCCGCCGATCCGACGACCGCGCTTGGCGCGGCAACCAAGCAATACACGGACAGCAAGGCGGCGACTGTTGCGCCACTCATGGATGGCGCGGCGGCTGTCGGCGCGTCGGGACTATTCGCGCGTCAGGATCACGTTCATCCCTCTGATACGACCCGAATGGCGACCGTTGGCGGGCAAACCATTACGGGCGGTTTCAAGGTCACGCCAAGCAACGCCATCGGCACGGTGACGACCGGCACGGTGACGCCCGATCCGTTCAACGGTAATTATCAGTTTTATACCAACAACGGCGCGCACACGTTGGCGGCTCCCGCGAGTGACTGTGCGATTGACATCCTCGTCACCAACGGTGCGAGTGCGGGAGCGATTACGTTCTCTGGCTTCACCGTTGGTGCCATAGGAGCCGGTGATGCGCTGACGACCACCAACACCCAAAAATTCCTTATCTCGATCCGCCGCATCAACGCGATTGCGACCTACAGCATCAAGGCGCTGCAATAAATGCCGACGCTTTACTTTAGCACGGTCGGCACAACGTCTTGGACAGTTCCGGATGACTGTCGCAGGCTGGACACCATCGAATGCATCGGCGGTGGCGGAAGCGGCGCATCCTCTGGCGTGAATGCTAACGTATGCTCTGGCGGTGGCGGCGGGGGTTACGCCAAGAAATCCAACGTGCCGGTAACGCCGCGTAGCTCCATCAGCGTGACAATCGGCGGGGGCGGAGCGGCGGTCTCTGGCGTGTCCAATGGCAATGCAGGCGGCACCACGAATTTCGGTGGATTTTGTGCGGCGACAGGCGGGGGCGCTGGAACGCAAGCCATCGCCAGTTCGTCGGGATCGGGCGGCGCTGGTGGGGGCCTCAGCATCGGCGATAGCGGCTTCACTGGTGGCGTCGGAGGTACCGGATTTGGCAACGGGGCGGCATCAGCCAACGCTGGCGGCGGGGGCGGGGCGGCGGGTCCGAGTGGCAACGGTGGTGCGGGTCAGAGTGTATCAACCAGTTTGACGTATGGGGCCGGTGGCGCAGGCGATGCGGGCGCGGGGGGGGCCGGTTCAGCGGCAGGTGGAACGACAAGCGGGACCGGTGGCACCGGGTCAGAGATGGGCAGCGGGTTTGGTTGCGGCGGCGGTTCTGGCGGTTGCGGCGGCAACAACTCAGCCGCGTCCAGTGGGGGCGGCGGGCAGTTTGGTGGCGGCTCTGGCGCAGCGTCGGCTCAAGGTGCGAGCGGCACCGCTGTTACGGGAGCGGGCCGTCAGGGATTTGCCAAGATCACTTACACGTCGGTCCACGATGCCTACTTCAACATCCCGATGATGGGTTTCTGATGATCTGGCTTGTTGTGCTGGTGTTGTTGCATACGCCTGACGGTGCGGACGTTGTTGTGAGCGCCAACGAGGTTGTCAGCATGCGCGGGCCGAGAGCGGAGGACCCCGGAAAACATTTTACGCCCGGTGTCCACTGCCTGATCAACACCACGGACGGCAAATACGTTGCGGTAAAGGAAACCTGCGTGGAGGTAATGCGGATTTTCGTGGACACGGAGCGAGCACCATAAGGAGAGAAAAATGTCAGGCCTGATCGGAACGCTAATTGGGATCATCTTCGTCATCATCATCCTCGGTGTGATCTGGTGGGCGATCACTCAACTGTTGCCTCTGATCCCGTTACCCGAACCGTTCGCCAGGATCGTGCATGTGCTCTTGGTTGTGATCTTGGTGCTCGTCGTGCTTTGGATCATCATCGTGCTTCTCGGCGCTGCGGGCGTGCATGTTGCAGGCCCCTTTCACGTCGGAAACTTCGCAAGTCGATCCGTTGCCGCCTTATCCGCCACCGCCGCCATCGATTTGTAAGGGGTGTTAAATGAGCGATCACCCCTCCTGTATCGACATAAGCCATTGGCAAGATTTTCCTGACTTCGATCAGGTGCGCGCCGCTGGCGTCGTCGCGATGATCCACAAGGCGACCGAAGGCACCGGCTACATCGATCCCAACCGCACGACCAACATCACCAACGCAGTACGGGCAGGGATTGCGTGCTGCACCTATCATTGGCTCTCGCCGGGTGTCAGTGCGGCGGCGCAGATGGAATTTTATCTTGATGTGGTCGATCCCGTCGAAGGCGAGCGCATGGTGATCGATTACGAGGAGCAAGGCTGTACGCTGGACGAACTTAAGGAAGCGGTGCGCGCCTTGAAGGCGGACCCTCGCGGTTTGCAAGTCACCGTCTACAGTGGCCATCTGCTCAAAGAGCAGTTGGGCAACGACCGCGACGATTATCTCGCCGAGAACACTGACCTCTGGCTCGCGCAGTACACTGATGGTCAGCCGTCCTGGCCGGACGAGACCTATGACAACTGGACCCTCTGGCAATATTCAGAGACCGGTCAGGTGGACGGCATCTACGGCAGTGAGGTTGATCTCAACCAGTTCGATGGACCGGATGACGAGCTAATCGAATGGATCAGCCCGGAAGGCGCAGCGCCGCCGAGACCTCAACCGCCGCCCGGTGACACGGTGTTCGTCAACGTCATCGCGCCCGACAACATCAAGATACAGGTCCACGTCTCCGGTGCGCGGGTGTTGGGAGAAGCCCGGCGCGGGCCTGACATCAAGAGGAGACGATGATGCCTCCGTATCCAAAACCACAATCTCAAGCGCAGCGCGGCGCGATGTACTCCGCTGCCCAAGGTAAGAGCACGCTCGGCATCCCGAAGAAAGTCGGCGCGGAATTTGCGAAGGGCGACAAGCCGGGCAAGTTACCTGAGTACAAGCAACCGGTTCACTACCCACCCCTCGGACATCTGGCAACGCGGCGAAAGTAACCTCAACAGAAGAAAGGAAAGTGCATGCAGCCGTTTCTTGCAATGATTACACCCGTGAGTGCCGAACACCCCGCGCATCCCATCGCGCCCGGTGGTTCGCCTCCGGAAATCTGGCCTTCGCCGGGACATCCCGCACATCCGATTGCGCCGGGTGGACCGCCGCCACACCCGTCGCATCCGATTGTGATCATCCCACCGGACAGCATCGCACCGGGCGTGCCGACGCACCCGATCTATATCCCGATCTACCCGTCGCATCCCATCGTGATCCCGCCCGGCAGTCTTGGCGATGGCAAGCCAGAACATCCGATCTATTTGCCACCCGGCATTTGGGGACCAACGGACCCATTCCCGACGCATCCCATCGTGATCCCGCCTGAGAGCGTTGCACCGGGCGTGCCGACGCATCCCATCGTGATCCCGCCGCCACCACTCGGCATTTGGGGTGGAGCGAACGAGCCATTCCCGACGCCGCCGATTTTCCTGCCGCCAAATGCGGACAGGGAGAGGTTGATCGAGTGGACGATTGGTTGGAGCGAGGACACCGGTTGGGTCGTGGTCGGCGTTCCCAATGTCCCGGCACCAACGCCATCGAAATAGAAAAGCCGGGCTCGCGCCCGGCTCTTGAGATTGTCCCCGGCCTTCGGGCCGGGGCTTTTTTTATGTCACCTCGTCCTATTCGGTACGCCTAGCGTGTCATTGTTGACGACATTCTTTAGAGCGACCCATACTGCCGTCGCTTCGCGACGTTCGCGCTCGCACCAAAGCACGACATGAGTTTCGTTCGGGCCGCCAATCATCACGCCAGTCCATTCCTTCGGCGGATCGGGATTGCGGATGTCCGCGATCTCATAGCCCGTCGTCTTGAAGCGAATGATGTCACCATTCTCCATCGGTATCATTTTCAATTCCCCTTGGTCACGGACAAAATTGTCCGCGCGAGAGGATCATAGCAAATCGGGTTTTGCGAAATCGGCGAAATCTTAATTTTTGCGATGTGATGTGCTATACAGTCGCTAAAAACGCTGTCGAAAAAATCTGTTGACACGGGAAACACAGGTGATCCGCGCACGATCTCGACGGGTCACATCGCACAAGTGCCCGTCAAAGCTCGATCTCGACTTTCTTCGCGCCCGCATGCCGCAGGATCAAGCGCGCGAAGTTGATCGCGTTCTCTTGCGGCATCGCGAACCACGACACCATCGAACCGAAATTGACCACGACGTTGCCCTTGCTGTCGTGGGCAACGCCGATGTTGAGTGCGCCGCTATCATGTGAGCCAAGCGAACCTTCCGGATACTCGCCTGTCGGTCCAATCTTCTCGTTTTTCTTCATGCGTTTCCCGCCGCTATAAATTCCACCCCTTCTTGCTCAAGCGTGTCGGCGCTGTCGCGCAGCATGGCGATGATCCGCCCGCTGTTCGGATCGGTGGCCCAAGCAAAGCTCACGTCATCGTCACAGTCACACCAAACAATCAGGGCGAAGCGCGTCGCACCGCATCCCGTGATCTGCTTGAGGGTCTTGTCATTGGCGACCATTAGCGCCTTTATCGCCGCCGTCTCACGGTCATTTTCCATTGTCGTCACTCCGCAGGCAGAAGCTTGAGCGCCGCACTGTATCGTTTCTCAAGCTCGATCTTGCCGCCGATCCCATCCTTCTCGGCTATGTTCCGCAGAAGCGGCAAGCCCTTGTTGATCGCGGCCTCGATCTCGTCCCGGCTCGCGGTTCGGCCTTCCGTAAACCACAGCGTCTCAAGCGGTGGGCCGACCTCGAATAGCACGCCGCCACGCCCGTCGCTAATCGGCCGGAAATTCTTGGTGATCCAGATCAGGATTGCGCCGGGATTGTGCATGATGCCAACCCCGCCCATGACGGTGCCCGCAGGCATGTCCTTTTCGTTCCGACGCATCTTGGGCTGCGCCAGGAACGGGCATGCCTTCACGGCATATTCCGCGCAGTCACGGTGAGACGGTGGCTCGCTCGACACCCTGTTGATGGAACACATCGGGCCGATGACGAACGCCAGGAATTGGCCTAGCGGTTGGCCGCACAGCCAGCACAGTTTCTTGTTGTAGGCATCTTTGACCTTGCCGGGGCCGATTGCCCGGAAGTCCCATTTGCCGTCAATCATCGCAACGAACCACGGCACTGGATAGCCGCGCTCGTTGACGGGTAGTCTCGCCATCCGCGCCGGGATGGCGATGTCTTTGATCGCATTATTGAGCATGTCGTACCTCCGACACGCCCCCTCTGAATTTACCCCGGATAGTTGCTCATTTCCGCGATGCGCTTCGCTTCCAGTGCCAAATACTCCGACATGTTGGCGTGGTGACGCCGGAAGATGTCTTGGTCCGTGCTGTTCGCTTCGTGGGCATGGTAGTTCGCAAGCCGCAAGTGGAGCTTGATCGCCTCCGCGTGGCTCAACGTCGTCTTGGGCATGCTCATGGCTTCTTAGCCCTTTGCTCGATCTCTTTGCGCGCCTTTTCTAGTTCCTTCTCGAAATCCACATCCTTGGACTTAACAAATTCCTGCTTGTAGCCGAGAGAGTAGGTCACGGCGGCGACCGTGGCGTATTGCGGCTTCCGGGTCTCGCCGTCGAACCAGTTCGCCAGCGTGGAACTAGAGACGCCGCTGATGACGTGGATTTCGGAATAGGACAGCCCCTCGTCCTTGACGATGGTCCTGATCCTGTCAATCACCGGGTCCTTGTCTTTGAACATATAAGACCGATAGAGGTGCAACGATCCGTTGGCGCGTTTCGCTTTTTTAGCCATTGGTTTCCTCCGTCGTCGCTGGTGTCACGACTTCCTGCGGCGGCGGTTTTGGCTTCTTTTTCTTTGCGAGTTGCGTGCGGAAGGTTTTCTTGGCGGGCGTCTTTTCCTTCGGCTTGCCCTTGACCAGCCCGCGATCTGCGGCTTCCTGCATGCCGCGCGCGAGCAATTGATAGGTGCCCTCATCGATACGCTTGGCGAGCCCGCGTGCGCGCATGAGACTGATCTGCGAATTTGCGGAGGATGGGTTTAGTCCTAACCCCTCAACGGTGGGCCGCAGTTCGGTGAGCGTCATGATGTGATCCTTCGCCTTCGTCATCGCGCGCAGGATCGCATTGTAAGCGGTGATGGGGTCTCCGTTCTCGTCCTTGCCGCGCTGGCGGGCTTGACCATGCGCGAGCCCATGGCGCTTCTTTGGACCCTCTAGAAGCTTCATCGCCGGATGAGCGCCGTTGAGTTGCTTCACCTTGGTTGGTTTGTCATCACCGTAGATGTCGATCTTCATGTCGGCGTTGCCGGTGGCGATCAACCCTAACAGTTGCGTCATCGGAACATCGAACGAGAACCTAAGTCGTTTGATAGGCATTGGCGTCCCCTTGGCTTGGTAGAAACTGCGAAGCTAGGCCTATTGGCGGTGGTGTCTAGGGGGTGACGAAAAATAACGAATAAAAAAACGCGCCGGGTGCAGAACACCCGACGCGCCTAGGTCCCGACCTCGGGGGCCTTTGTTAGAGGGTAAGGTCAGGACCCGATCTCATTCTGACAAATTAAGAACTGCTCTGCACCATCTTTCGTTCCTGTTGTATCGTTTTAGGCCGATTGTGCGACCGGAATTTTCTTATTTTCCTGGTGTTGATCTAGGTCAAGATCGCAAGATGTAGTTTCGCGTATGCGAGCTAACCATTTTGGTTGCGAAAAAATCAGAAAAAACAAACGCGACCAAATTTTAGTCATGGGAGGGACCCTGACATGGGAGTTAGTATTCCCGAAACCTTGCGCGTGCGCCATCAGCAGTCGGCCATCGTTGCCGGGTTGGCGATGGCAATCATGAGATCGATGCAAAGGGCGTACACCGCCAAAAACTTCGGGCAGTTGATGGAGCACTTCGCCATCGCCTGCTCGGTTCGCCTGAATGATCAGGACGGCGGCGAGCCATGCACGGTTGCTGCGCTTTCGCGGCTCTTGGGCATGCCGCGATCCAATGTGGACCGGGCGGCTAAGTCGCTCGTCAAGCAGGGTTTGCTTCGCAAGGAGGGGAACGGCTTTGTCGGCGATCTCGACTTTCTCGCCGAACACTTCGATGCCGACTATTTCAAGGAGACGTGCGCCGCGATCCTGGCCGCCGCCGACGAACTGCGGGGGACCGGGGTCGCGGTGCTTTGTCTCTTGGAGGTGGTGTGCATCTAGCGCGCCACGGTGGTCCGAAAAAAGAACAGCCGGGGGGGGTGAGCTAGGCGAAGTCCCTCGCCGTCACCTCACCATTTTGATCAAAAACTTTGACCCCGTTGGCTTGGAGGTGCTTGAAGATCGATGTCAACTCCAAGGGGTCGCGACTGAGGCGGTCAATGCGATCAACGATTACGGCCTCAAACTCCCTGTTGCTCGCGGCCCTTAAAAGCTTTTGCAGGTTCTCCCGTTCACTAAGCGGCCCTGCGTCCGGTGTGCTGGCATACGATACTGCTCTCATGATTTTCCTTTCTGGTCATGGTTATCGGATTTTTTACGGCGCAGCCGTCAAGCTATGCTGCTTCGCGCCAACGCCCAAGCAAAACCGGTACTGATTGAGACAATGACGGCACAATGGCATTGCCTGAATTTGAACGAATAAGTCCCTGATTTTCATGGGGAAATATCGG